TGATTTCAAAGCCAACGGATCTAAAGCCAAGATGGCAACACAATTCTTTAAACGTGTTGAGAACATTCTAAAAGAAGAAGATATCAAATATGATAAAGAAGTTGTGGCTGCGGTCATCACCAAACACTTTCCAGATAATCGTCGTATTCTAAATGAACTACAACGATACAGTGCAAGTGGAGTCATCGACAAAGGCATTCTTGCTGCCGTTTCTGATGTACAACTTGGTGAACTAACCAAGGCATTGGCCAGTAAAGACTTTGCATCGGCTCGTAAATGGGTGACACAGAACCTAGATAACGACCCTGCAAGAATCTTCCGTAGTTTGTATGATACATTGTATGAACAACTAAAAGCTGGTTCTGTACCACAATTGGTTCTCATCCTTGCAAAGTATCAATATCAAGCCGCATTTGTTGCAGACCATGAAATCAATCTCATGGCCTGTTTGACCGAGATTATGGTGGAGTGTGAATTCAAATGACGCCGTTCGACTATGTTAATTTGGTGATGCACACCAAGAAACAAGACGGTGAGTTGGATTATGTTGACTATGCACCGTTCATCGTAAATAGGTCCTTGTCTTATCATCTAGACTGCATACCTTACGCACAGGACATGAACCTATGGCCTGGACTGGACAAAGATATGCAGTTCCAGTACCTAATAAATAGTATCAGGCCTATGAAACGGAAGTTTGCTCCGTGGCAGAAAGCCAGTAAAGACAAGGATATTGAGTGTGTCAAAAGATATTTTGGTTATTCTGACCAGAAAGCAATCGAAGCACTTCGTATACTTACAGATGAACAAATCGCTGAGATAAGAAAAAAAACAGACAAAGGCGGAGTGAAATGATTGATGTTAAGGATTTAGTAGAAGTTACATTGAAGGAACAAGATGATTTCCTAAAGGTCAGAGAGACACTTACCAGAATTGGTGTAGCTTCAAAGAAAGATAAAACACTATTTCAAAGTTGCCACATTCTCCACAAACGTGGACAATATTATGTGGTACACTTCAAAGAACTATTTGCATTAGATGGTAAGCCAACCGACATTACCGAAAATGACTTGGCTCGGAGAAATGCGATTATTAATTTGTTGGAAGATTGGGGTCTATTAAAAATTGTGGACAAAGACAAAACGGCCACACCAGAACCTATTTTCCTATCACAGATTAAGATTCTTTCTCATAAAGAGAAGAATGAATGGCAGTTGACACCCAAGTACAATATTGGTAAAAAACCACAAAATACTTGACTTTCTTATATAAATAGGATATAATCTTAGTCCCATCGGGATGGGAAGCTAGCGTACCTGTGTTAAGCTAGTAAAATATCCACAGGTGCCAATGCCTTCGGGGTTGGCAAAATTTATTAACTCGCTTATTAAGGAGAAAACCATGACAGATTTATTCAGTCAATTCCGTAAATTTGACCCATTTTCTATTGGATACAATGAAGTGTTCAAAGAGTTGGAGTCCATGTCCAAAGCTGTTGCAAAAGCTGCAACATATCCTCCATACAATATCAAACAAGTCAAAGACAACAAATTCGTTATTGAAATGGCTGTTGCTGGATTTGCAAAGTCTGATATTGAAATTACACTTGAGGGCAACAAACTTGTCGTTAAAGGTAATACACAGGAAGAGGATGCACCTGATAACTTCTTGTACAAAGGTATCGCAAATCGTAATTTTACCCGTGAATTCAAATTAGCCGACAAGGTTGAGATTGAAAATGCCGAACTTGTTAATGGTATGTTGAAAATCGGTTTACAGAATATGGTAAAAATTCAAGACCAAGTTAAAAAGATTCCTTTGTCCGCAAAAAATGACTAATTGGTGGCCTGTTTCAGATGAGGAATGGGAACGCCTCAATCATCCGGAAAGGTTCAAGGACAATAAAGATAAATAAATTATCTTCCACACAGGGGTCTTGACAGACCCCTTTTTTTTATAGTATAATGGTGCCATTATGAAAATTTTAAATCAAGAAGAACCCGTTAAAGTTTGCGTCATAGCAACTAAGGAAATTTATTACACCTTTAATAATTTGCCATCTATGTTAATTGATGGTGTAGAATTTATTGGGGTGTTTAAAAACAAACCAACTTCGGATAGCAATGAATCTCCGCATTTGATGCGGAAAGATTCGGTTGAATACGTAAAATAATTGTGACCGTGGCCAAACGGTTAAGGCAGCAAACTCATAATTTGTTGATTGTAGGTTCGAATCCTACCGGTCACACCATATGCTCAGGGTAATGTTCTTCCATATGACAGTTATGACATAAAACAATACATTTATTGGATTCTTCAACCAATTTTTTCCAACTTGTATTTGAACAACGGCGAATGTCTATACCAAATAACTTATCTCTTAGATGGTGAAAACATAAGGCTGAAGTGTTTTTGTTATAACCACATTTTTGGCAGTATTTACCTTTTAAGTCGAGTAATTTTAATTTGTTTTTTAATCCTTTATTTTTTTGGCTTTCATAATTTTGATGTTTAAAATTTGAATTTTTCATCTTACATTTATTACAACAATATTTTGTTTGCTTACCAGATAATAAATTACCACAAGTTAAACAGCTTGACATTTTAAACTCCTTATACTATAATAGTATATAGAATTATGAACATTTTCATAAACTATCACAACGATTAATAAAATCAATTAGATTTTCATTTAAAATAGTGATATACTATGATAAGTAATCTATGAGGTTACTTAATTTTTTAATACTTGAAAGGGAAAAAATGAAAACAGTTGGTGATAAATTAGAAGCATTTGCCGTAACAGGCATCAATCCTGGTAAAGATGATTTTTTTACTATTACAGAAAAATCATTTGAGGGCAAATGGAAAGTGATTGTATATTATCCAAAAGATTTTACATTCGTTTGTCCTACAGAGATTGTTGCATATGATAAGTTGGCACAAGACTTTGAGGACCGTGATGCAGTTCTTTTGACTGGCAGTACAGATAATGAATTCTGTAAATTGGCTTGGCAAAATGCACATGAAGATTTGAAGAAAATCAAACACATTCAATTTGCTGACACTCAGCGTGGTGATTTGAGTTTGATTGAACAGTTGGGTGTATTCTATGCACCTGCTGGTGCTGCTCTTCGTGCAACATTCATTGTTGATCCTAATAACGAAATTCAACATGTCACTGTGAACAACCTCAACGTTGGTCGTTCTCCAGAAGAAACCTTGCGTGTATTGGATGCATTGCAAACTGGTGAATTGTGTGCATGTAACCGTAAAGTTGGTGGGGAGACACTATAATGGCATTCATCGAGCAAGTCAAAGATGCCTTGCCTGATTACGCAAAGGACACCAAGTTAAATCTTGATGCTGTCCTTTTGCGTAGTTCATTAGATGTGGATGTGGCTATGGGTTGTGCCGTAGCTGCACTTGCCGCAACAGGTAATGGTAAAGTGTTGGCTGTTATGTTAGCGGACAATCCTGTCCATGCTGCAAGTGCTATGACAGCCGCAAGTTTGATGGCACAAAACAACGTATGGTATCCATATGTTGAAATGGCAGACGACGAACAACTGAAGGGATTGCCAGCACAGTTACGCATGAACGCTATTGCAAATCATGGCGGAACCACTAAGGCAAACTTTGAAGCATTCAGTCTTGCAGCAAGTATTGTTGGTAAGTGTCATTTCTGTGTCAAGGCACACTATGATACCTTGAAAAAGGAAGGTTATACTGTTGAACAACTTCGTGATATAGGTCGTATCGCATCAGTAATGAACAGTGTGGCAAAAGTTTTAAATAGCTAAAATGAAACAAAAATTTCGTGATGCTTATATGAAAGTGGCTGAGACCTTTGCGGAGTTATCCTCCGCAAGGCGTCTCCATGTAGGAGCTATCGTTGTCAAAGATGATAGAATTATCTCAATCGGATACAACGGTATGCCATCTGGTTGGGATAATAACTGTGAAGATGAGGTAACTTATTTTCCCAGAATCAAAGAACTCAAAACCAAACCAGAGGTTCTTCACGCAGAAACAAACGCAATTGCCAAACTGGCAAAGTCCACCGAATCTGGACTTGGTGCTTCTTTGTTTGTTACCCATGCACCTTGTTTGGACTGTGCAAAACTAGTCTACCAATCTGGTATCAATTCTGTTTATTACCGAAATAGTTACCGGGACGACAAGGGTATAAAATTCCTAGAAAAAGCAGGAGTTACCGTAGAAAAAATCTAGGTCTAAATATAAACTGGAGAGGAGTATTCTTATGAATTTAAAGATTCTAAACTGTCCAGATAAGTATTTTAAACCTTATGTGACAAGGGCGGCGTTGTTTTACGCCAAGGAACTCATTCCAAACACACGGATACGCAATAACTGTTACACCACTATAAGATTTGATAGTAGAATCAAGGACTATGGTTCCTGTGGTGCGGAGGGGTATAATAC